AGCAGGATAATCCTGCAGACCACCGGCGTGATGACAGAGGGACTATGGCGTTTTTATCGCACCTGTTTCGGCGCACACCTCCTCAAACGCGGGCGGCTGATAGTATAAATTACGTCAGCTCGCCCGACATTTTTAACTTTCCCTACCTCAACCTCAACCCCACCGCCGAGGCGTGCATCCGTAAGGTAGTCTCGACGCTGGCGTCTCTTAAACTTGAGCTGTACACGCACCGCAAAGGCGGCGGCCGCTCGCTTGTTGTTACTCATCCGCTCTTTGCCGCGCTTAAAAACCCCGACCCAAACATGACGCCCATCCAGTTTTACTCGCAGCTCATTGATGACATCATGCGTGGCGATGCGTACCTGCATGTCATCAAAGCGGGCGGGCAGATATTGTTTGAGCGGCTTGATCCGCGCGCAGTCCGGCCGTCAAACATGTCTGGCAAGATAGTCTACCAGTACGGACAGCAGACCTATACTGACCGCGATATCTTACATATCCCCTACCCGTTTGCGACCAAGACCGTCAACGGCGTCATCTATGGCGTCTCTCCAGAGGAAAAGTACCGCGACCTCATTATGCTTGATAATGCGCTTACTGCATATATCAAGATGTACTTTGGCAACTCTATTGGCAAGCGCACGGTCGTTGAGATGGGCGATGCGTACACGGGAAAAAAGCTTGACGAGGTATACGCGCTGATCGCGCCAGCCGTGCAAAAGTTTGTCTATGGCGCTGCGAATGCGGGCAAGCCTATCATCCCACCGCCGGGAACCAAGCTGACGACCATAGACCAGACGCAAAACCTGTACGCCGATATTAAGACGCTTAAGGAGATGGTGGAGCGGCAAATATCGCAAGGCTTTGGCGTGCCATACTCCCTGCTGTCCGAGACCAATAAATATGACTCTCTTGAAGCCAATCAGCTGCAATTTTTAGCCGACACTATCGAGCCGCTCGGCACTCATATCGAGCAGTCTTTTGACCGCCTGCTCGACCCAGCCGAGACCGCTCTATACTGCAAATATGACTACAAGGCCATGCTCCAGTCCGACGTCAAGACAACCGTCGAGTATCTCGCCAAAGAGGTGCAAGCCGGACTGCTAACCATCAACGAGGCGCGAGACAAGCTCGACCTGTCTGCGGTTGATGCGGGCGACTATACGTTTGTGCCGGCCAATCTCTGGCCGTTGACCGTTGATAACGTTGACGCGTTTTTCGCGCAATCCAAGCTCGCCATGCACAATGGCGCAGGAGATCAGACAAAATGAAAAAGCAACTTCGCAAACTTGATTATCAGTCAGAGGTAACAATCCGTGAGGCAACCGAGAGCGAGCCGCGCAAGCTGGTCGGTCTCATCCCATATAACAAACCATCAGTCGATATGGGATTTATCGAGATTATTACGCCGACGGCATTTGATAAGACGCTCTCTGACCGCGCCGACGTCAAGGCCCTGGTATCGCATGACTCAAGTAAGGTGCTAGGCTCTGTCAAGGCTGGCACGCTCCGGCTGACGTCAACACCAGACGGCTTACTTGCTGAGGTTGACCTGCCGAACACCACTTTTGCCAATGACGTCTGGGAAACCGTGCGGCGGGGCGATGTCACCACTATGAGTTTTAGCTTTTACCCCATCAATGAGCGCACGGAAATCCAGAATGGGAAAGAGGTGTACTACCTGACCGAGGTCCGCCTACTTGAGGTTAGCTTTGCCGTTGCATGGCCGGCTTACGAAGACACAACCAGTATAGCGCGTTCGGTTCGTGGGGTTGACCTCGACAAGCTGGAAGCTGTGCTAGCCAAAGAAACCATCGAATCAAATGACCTTGCGGTCGTGAAAGATACCATCGAAAAGCTGCGGGCGCTATTAGAGCCGAGCCCGTCCACCACCGAGGCCGCGCAGAGCACCTCGGCCGGAGACTTGCTGGCATCACTCTATTCCGCGTCGCAAAAACTCTAAAGGAGATTACCATGGACGAAACCAAAGATGTAAAGACCCCGGAGATGATGCTTCGCGAGATTGAGAACAATGTCGAGGAAAAGATTGAGTCCTCGCTCGTCGAAAAGATTGACGCCAAATTCCGCGCGGCGCTGGCCGACCTGAAGCCCAAGGTTGAGGCTGCTACCGGCGGCGACCTGTATAGGTTTTTCAGGGATGCCGCAGAACAGAAGCGAGCGGTATCAATCAATGGCGCCGGCGCTGTGAACGTTGTCAATAACATTGTCTCACTGCTGACCCAGAAAAAGGCGTATTCGTCAAAATTCTCATACTTCTACGGCCCAAATGCGTCAACTATTATTCCTGTTTTCTCCGCGCTCCCGTCTCTCCCGTCTGCTGTAGCTGAAGGCGGCAATATCACCACAGATACCGCCGCTGGAATTGGCGCAACAACCATCCTGCCCAAAGCATACCCCGTCAAAATTCCAGTCTCGGCTGAAGCTCTGTTGATGACAGGCGCCGACCTCGAAGGCAAAATCTACGAGGTTATCCGTGATGTGGTATATGCTCGCATTGCCCGCGACAGCCTGATTGGTAGCGGCGCTGGCGATGAGATGCTTGGCGTGTTTGTTGATTCCGCGCTTAGCAATGATGTTGCTTGCGCGGCAATTGGTGCACCGAAACTTGCCGACCTGCTCAAACTGGCGTCCGAGGTGCAGGATTATACCGATGATGCTGCCATCATCATTAACCCAGCCTTCTTTGTCGCCATGCTGGGAGAAACGACATCAGATCTTGCGTGGCTTAAAGAGGAGCTTGGGCGAAACGGCAGCGTGCTTGGAATCCCTGTCATCAGAACCAAATACGCCCCGTCCGCCACAACTGCCGGAAGCGTGGTCGCTGTTGCTATGCCGCTCTCCAACTACGCTGTCGCAATGGCGCAGGAAGTAAAGATTGACGTCATTCCCGACCTTGCCACAACCTATACCTACTTCCGCGCAACCGCTTTCTTCAGCGGCAAGCCTATCTTGGCTGGCAACGGCTGGCAGCTCAAGACTGTGTGAGGCTAGATAATGGCACTGGTAACGGTTGACGAGCTTAATGCCTACTCTGGCAACTTTGAGACCGCGGCGTACAAGACTACGCTTGTCGAGGCCGCGTCAGACATCGTTGTCAAGTATCTCGGTTATGACCCCTTGCAGGCCGAGCGGACATACCGCACGGTCGGCTGGGGGAACGATTTTGTCATCCTGCCAGTGCCAGAGGTGTCTACGGTGGCCAGTCTTGTCGTTGACGGCGAGACTTGGCCATCGTCTGACTATCTCTCGATTGTAGACCCCGTGAGCGGACGGACGCGGCTTGAGCTGACGTCCAAAACCTTTGCTCGCGGGGCAAAGATTGTCATCACCTACACTGCCGGATATACCGACATCCCGGAGCAAATCAAACTGGCGGTCTTGCGCATTGCATCTCTATTAATGACCGAGGCCAATGGCAACATCGGTGTGACCAGCAAGAGCTTTGCCGACATGAGCCGGACTTTTGTCAACTATACCAACTTTGACAAGTACCTTAAGCCTTTGGCGCGCTATCGCGCGGAGGAAATCTGATGGGCGCTGAATTTGTCAGCATCAAGGCTGAGATGCAGGAGGTGCGCGAAGCGCTCGACTATGTCGCTGACTATACAAAATATATCCATCGCGATGTACTGCAGGAGCTTGGCCGGCAGGCGGTGCGCGTCATCAAGCGCAACTACCCGCTTGTGCTCCATAAACGTACTGGCATGCTCTATAAGGGTATCAGTAGCAAATTTACCCGCGACAAAAATGCCGTCATCGTGACATCTAATGCGCGCGATATGAGCCGCGGCTATAAGGGCGGCACGCGCTATGGCTGGGTGCTCGTAAAGGGCGCGACTATTACACCCAAAAAAGGCAAGACGCTTACGTTTATGGGGCGCGATGGCTGGGTGAGATTGCACAAGGTGGTCCTACCTGGCCGCGACTGGATTGAGGGGCCTGCGATGTCTTACCTACGCGGGCCGCAGATGCACGAGGACATCGACCGTGTGGTGCAGAAAAAGCTCGATAAACTGAGGGCTAAAGGGGTCATCGCATGAGCAAAGAGTACGAAGCGCTTGTTGCGTTGCGCGATTACCTGCGCGCCTATCTTGACCCTGCGCCGCAGCCAGCACTGACCGATGGGCAGATCGTCGTCGAGTATCCTGACGTTGACTCGATGCCATATTCGACCATGCTCTACATCGTGCCGGAGCGCGAGGATGTTGAGCAGTCAAGTATGACCATGAGCCGGGTAACGCTGGCAATCACGATGTACATCATCCTCAAAAACCAGCAGATGGCGACAATGATACAGGCGGGGTTTGATTATCTGGCCGCAATCCAAAACGCCATCAATAAGGACCGCACATTAGGCGAATCGTTGGCTGAATGTGAAATTAACGCCGCGGAATTTTATCCTGCGATTGTCGGACTCACAAATTCCGTCGGCATAGAGATAACAGGAACACTGACCTATGAAAGATTAGGAGGTTGAGATGAAAGAGCGGAAGGTGAAAATTAAGATGCTCGGCAACCATGCCAAGTATGAGAATGGCAAAGAGTACGAGGTTGACGAGCGCGAGGCCGCGTTCCTCACGGGCTACGGTTTCGCAGTCAAGATTGAGTCTGAAAATGCGCCCAAAGAGGCGGAGGAGTAAACTATGGCAGTTACAGGTAGCGGAGCGGCGTTACAGATTGGCAAAGAGAGCACATGGGGCACGGCGGTTGCCGGTGCAAAGGTTATCGATTTTACCAGCGAGTCTATTAAACTCGCACCCGATAAAAAAGTGCAGGACTCGCTCATCGCAAGCAAGGCAGCGCCGGCCAAAGATTTAATGGGACTGTTCGTCCAGGGCGACACGGCGTTTGTCCTGCGGCCAGAGTATGCAGGATTTTTGTTCAAGGCGATGCTCGGTGGCACGGACACGGTATCGGCCAATATGCCGGTTACCGGCGCGCATACGCACACAATCCCGCTTGCTGATGCAAACGGTGTCCTGCCGAGTTATACCCTCATCATCGACCGCAAAGCCGCGGTAAAAAAATATGCAGGGTGCAAAGTCTCGAGTTGGTCGCTCGATGCCAAAGTCGGAGACTACGTTAAAGGCTCCATCAGCTGGATGGGCAAGGACGAGTCAACCGGCTCCCTCGCAGCCCTCTCGCCGCTTGCCTTGCAGGCATTTAAGGTTGTGTCTGCAACATGCACCATCGGCGGGACGACTTATGATGTCAAATCGGTATCTATTAAAGGTGATAACAAGCTAGAAGATGTCGGACAGACCTTCGTATCGGGGCTTTACCATCTTGAGCCAATACATGGCCAGCGCGAGCTGACAGTTGACGTTGAGATGAACTATGACTCTGCCGTTGAGACCTTGCACGACAACTACAGCATCACGGGCACGGTTATCAACTCCATCGTCATCGTGATCAAGTCGCCGTCGGTTGTTACTGGCTCTACACAGTACCAGGTCACCATTACCATCAACAACGTGTCAGCAACCGTCGAGCGCGGCATCTCTGGCACTGGGCTTGTGACTGCCAAACTGTCCGGATCTCCGACCAGTGTTGGGGCAACCGAGCCTGTAACCGCGGCCATCATCGACGCATCGTCAAGCGCATACTGATAACCACAAGGAGGCAAACTGTGATTATCGCAAAAAAGAATTGGATTTTAAGCAAAAAAATTGACCTGACCGAGCAGTTTGGCGAGGAGGCATGGATTACCTTGCGCGAGCCAAACACCGACCAGGTCATGGCCTTACGTGAGCTTGCGACGCTCAAGGAGCGCGAGATGCTCGCTGGCGTCAAGGACCTCATGGCGTCTCTCATTGTCGACCATAACTTTTACGCCGATGAAACCACAAAACTTGAGCCAAAAGCGGCACTCGATTTTGTCTATGACAAACCAATGGCGGCACTGGAGCTGGTCGGCAAATACCTTGAGTGGGCGTTTGAGCCCTTTCGCCGAGCAGGACAAAGTACAGATAAGCAGTCTGTGTGAGGAGGTCTTTGCTGGCAGGTATAACGAGGATTTATACCGTGAGTACGGCCGCTGGCTGCCTTATATCACGGATATATACCTGCCGATATGCGACAGTCAGTCAGGCGATTTTAGGATGCTACCGTTTCCCGGCGGCATCCTTGACCAGCCGGCAATAACGATGGAGCTGTTACGGTTGATACAGCTTAACTACCGGATTGCGATGCGTAAGCAAATGGAGCGATGAGATGGCCGATGCGAAAGTGATTGTCAGCGCGGAAAACCGACTCAAACAAGGCTTAGACGACGCCAAAAAAGACCTGCTCGGCTTTGGTGACGCCGCAGAGGCTATCGGCAACAAGTTAAAAAACGCGCTGACCGTTACGGCTATCGTCGTTGGGCTGGAAAAGCTCGGCAAGGCGGCATTTGATTGCTTTGTCGAGTTCGGCGAGGGCGAACGCAGGCTTAAGCAACTCAAAATCGCGCTTGACAACAATGAGACATCTTTTAACCGCGCGACCAGGCTCATTGATGAGATGCGCGGGATGTCGCTCGCCAGCAAAGACCAGATTGAGGGACTTGTCGCCGAGCTTGCGGCGCTAGGCAAGTCTGACGCCGAGATTGACAGGATAACCCGCGCGGCGGTCAACCTGTCCAACGTCACTGGACAAGATCTCAATACAGCCTTTACCCTTATCAATGGCACGTATGCCGGCACGGCAGGAAAACTTGAAAAGCTCATCCCAGAGTTAGCTGACCTTACCAAAGAGCAACTGGCCGCTGGCGGGGCGGCAGACCTTATCAATGGCAAGTTCGGCGAGATGTCAAAACAGCTTGCCGAGGATAATATCCCGCAAAAGATAAAAAATATCAAAGACGGATGGGACGACCTTAAACAAAATTTTGGTCAAGCCGTTGCCCCGCTCTTTAACCCTATCCTTGAGGGCATCAATCAGATAATAACCGGTTGGAATAAGGCTGCCGAGGCGGCAGATCTGCATTATAAAGTCCTGCGGGCGACAAGTTTCACCGAGAAAATAT